GAATTTGAAAAAAGGCGATCTGAAAAAGGCTTTTTTCGAGGGAAACGACAACGAAAGCATGGGAAAAGCGTGGGAAAAGTGAGGGTTTTTATAGGGGACATCCTAAAGTAAAATAGTATCGTGAAATGTTGTACAGAAAGACCGAAACAGCACAGAAGTGTTGCATCGGTCTTTTTTATTGCATTTCTGCCCTCTTATTTGCAGAATGTGGGTGCTTATATAAGGGCATCCACAGGAAGCATAAAAACAAGGCTTTATATAGGGGCATACCTGACAGGGGTGCATATATAGGGCGTATATAAGGGGCATATATAAGCGGCTGCATATAGAGCCTATACAGACGGCTATATGAAGCATATGCAGCAGTAGGAAGGTGGTGCAAGGGTTTGTTATTTCACAAGTGCAGATGTGGGGCTTTAATACCGCAGAATATAGCTGAATGTGAAGCCTGTGCAGCGAAGGCAGCAGGGCAGCAGTCAAGACACATGGAATACAACAAACACCGAAGAAACAAGAAGACAGCAGCCTTCTATGTATCAAGTGAGTGGAGGAAGACAAGAGCCGAAACAATCAGGCGGTTTGATGGCGTTGATATATATGCCTTCTATGTGCTGCATGTAATACAGACAGCTGACATGGTGCATCATATCACACCTATTGAAGACGACTGGAACAGACGACTTGATGCAACCAATCTGATCCCATTGAGCAATCACAGCCATGGAATCATTGAAGCCTTGTACAGCAAGGATGAACAGACAAAAAAAGCGACACAAAAGATGTTGTATGACCTGATAGAACGCCACTGGAAGGCGACAGGGGGAGTATGAAAAAGTATCGGGTTAAGTTTATTTAGTCGCGCTTCCCCTCTTCCGTGGAGAAAACTCCCCACGGAAAATCCAGATCAGGGCATCCGAAAAGGGTGCGTGTCAGATTCTGACACACCGCAAGGAAACCAGCAAAGAAGGGAGGTCGCAGAAGAATGGCAGGACAACGACAGCCGATCGCGCTGGTGCAGGCAAAAGGCAAAAAACACCTGACAAAAGCAGAAATTGAAGAACGTCAGCGAACAGAAGTGAAAGCGGCTGCGGATAAAGTGACAGCACCGCAATACTTATCGCCGACACAGAAAAGAACCTTCAAGAAAATCGTGAAGGAACTTCGTGCGATTGACCTTATATCAAACCTTGATGTTGATGCGCTTGCAAGACTGGTCATCGCGCAAGAAAAATACATCGCAGTCACGCAAGAACTGAACAGACAGCCGATCATGGTGGAAATTGAGATCGCAACAAAGCAGCTGGACGAATACGGACAGCCAGTGAAGATCAGAAAAGAAGTCGTGAACGGAGAAGTGGAAAGACTTGCGCTACTTCAAGACAGATACTTCAAGCAGTGTCGTCAGGGGGCTGCGGACTTCGGACTGACAGTGTCAAGCCGCTGTCGCCTTGTAGTGCCAAAAGCAGACAAGGAAACACCGAAAGAAAACAAGTTCGCGAAATTCGCATAAGGCGAACGCATGACAACAGATAGAACTACACAATACGCGCTGGATGTCCTTGCGGACAAGATTGTTGCTGGCGATCTGGTCAAAGCAGCATGTCAAAGACATATAGACGACATGAAAGCGGCTGAAGCTGCGCCATATCGCTATTACTTTGATGTTGAAGAAGCAGAAAGGATCATTGACTTCGCTGAAACACTGACTATTGCGGAAGGCGAAGAAGAACAGCCAGTGACGGCATATCCATTCCAGTGCTTCATTCTGGGAAGCCTGAACGGATGGAGAACTAAAGACGGACATCACAGACGATTCAGAACCAGTTACATACAGCTGGGACGACAGAACGGCAAGTCATTCCTGAATGGTATTCTGGCGGCTTATTACGGCAATTTTGACAAGTACAAATATGGTCAGGTTTACTGTACAGCCACAAAGAAAGATCAGGCAATGATTGTCTTCAACGAAATTGTGAAGTTCATAAATTCTGACAGCGATTTGTCAGAGTGCTTCAAGATTCACGAACACAATTCAACGATTGACTGCAAGATCACACACAGCAAGATCAAGGCACTGTCAGGCGACACGAAGTCGATTGACGGCTTCAGACCATATCTGGGGATTGTGGATGAATACCACGCACACAAAGACGATCAGATGTACAAGCTGCTTGAAGGCGGCATCAAGAAAATGAAGTCGGCACTGATCAGCGTGATCACGACAGCAGGATTTGACCTGAAATCGCCGTGCTTTGCGCTATATGAATACTGTGTGAAAGTTCTGAAGGGTGTTGCAAGCAATGATTCACAGTTCATTTACATCGCACAGATGAATGAATCTGACGATATGTGGACACCTGAAAACTGGATCAAGGCAAACCCGATTCTGGAATATGACAGGGACGCATTGCAGAACATGATCCCGATTGCTGCAACAGCGAAGGAAATGGGAGGATCAACACTGCGCGACTTCATCGTCAAGCAGCTCAACATGTGGATTCAGTGGACGAATGATGTCTATATCAAGGACATGGATGTCTGGACAAGGGCAGCAGTCAAGAAGACACTGGCTGACTTCAGAGGTCAGAAGGCTTATGTCGGACTTGATCTGTCATCAGGCGGCGACTTGACATCAATCGCAATCGTGATCCCATTCATGCAAGGCGAAGACAAATGCTACTTCGTACACGCACACAGCTTCATTCCGAAGCGAAGGGTTGAAGAACACATCAAGACTGACCGCGTACCTTATGACCTATGGATCAGACAAGGACTGGTCGAAGTGACTGAAACAATGGGCGGTGTAAAAACTGACTACAAGTACATTATTGCGTACCTGAAGAAGATCGTGAAGCTGTATGAATTGGATGTGCAGTGGATTTGTTACGATCCGCACAATGCTTCCGCATTCCTGACAGATTTGGAAGCACTTGGATTCGACAGCATTGCTGTCAAACAGTCAGCGCGAGAATTGAACGATCCGACAGTGGACTTCCGACTGGAACTGGAAGCAGGACATGTCGAACATGACGGAAACGAAGCAATGAAGTGGTCTATTGCAAACGCGAAGACGACATCGAACAGCTTCGGAGAAATCAAGATTGACAAGGAATACACGACAGAACGAATTGACATCGTGGATGCAATTATTGACGCATGGATGATGGCAATGAAGGGCGAAATCAAGCCAGATGTCAACAGATACCTTGATATTTGGTTTGCAGGCACAGAGAAATTGCGACAGAAGGGAGGTGCGCAAGGTTGAACATGTGGAAAACACTGAACAAAGGAATTATGAAAGCATTCGGAATGAATATTGAAACAGATACAGCAACGCTGAATGATGAATCATTTCTGGAATGGGTTGGAATTAAGCGCGACAGTGAAAGCAAGAAGCCGACATCAGACGTGACATACTTCACTTGTTTGAAAATGATGTCAGAAACAGTCGCAAAAATGCCGTGGAAACTTTACCAGAAGACAAACAAGGGCATCAGTGAGCCGATAGACAACGACATTGCAAGGCTTATGAAGCAACGTCCGAACC